CATTTTCTAGATGTAGACAAGGATGCTGGTGTAATTTATTTTGAATCAGAAAATGCAGTATCAAAAGATATGTTAGAAGGTAGAGGTTTAGATACAAATAGAATAGTTATTATGCCTGTTGCAACAGTTCAAGAATTTAGACTACAAGCAATTAGAATTATTGACAAGTATTTAGAACAAGAAAAAGATAAAAGAAAACCTATTATGTTCGTATTAGATTCTTTAGGTATGTTATCAACAACAAAAGAAATGGAAGATACAGCAGAGGGTAAAGAAACTAGAGACATGACTAGAAGTCAGATAGTTAAATCAGCATTTAGAGTTTTAACTTTAAAATTAGGTCAGGCAAATGTGCCAATGATTATGACTAATCACACATATGATGTTATTGGTTCTATGTTCCCACAAAAAGAAATGGGTGGTGGGTCTGGTCTTAAATATGCCGCTTCAAGTATTATTTACTTAGGTAAGAAAAAAGAAAAAGATGGTGCTGAAGTTGTAGGTAATATAGTGCATTGTAAAAACTATAAGTCAAGAATTACAAAAGAAAATGCCATGGTAGATGTAAGACTAACTTATGCCAGAGGTCTTGATAGATATTATGGTCTACTAGATTTAGCAGAAGAATCTAATTTATTCAAGAAAGTATCTACAAGATATGAGTTACCAGATGGTAGTAAACAATATGCAAAAACTATTAATAATGAACCTGAAAAATATTTCACAAAAGAAATATTAGAGAAGATTGATGAGTACACAAAAAGAAAATTTACCTACGGCACAGTCGAAGAATAAACCGTATGTCTTTGCACAAAGACCTGATGATGATTACACTTGCATAAAACTTACAGAAGGTAAGTATAAAGATATCATATACAAATATGGTAATGTAGGTTTTAAACCAGTAGAAGATGATGAAAAAATGTCAGTTATCTTTGATTACAACATCATGAAAAATCCTAATGATGTAGATATAGATGAAGAAGAATTTATTAATCATATAGGTGATATACTAATTGATTTAGTAGAAGAACAATTAGCAACAGGAAAGTTAGATTTAAAATTTGAGGAAGTTAATGATTGATATTTATGATGATGTTTTAGGTAAAACATATTTTCAAGAAGTAAAACACATTGTTGAATCAGCTGAGTTTCCGTGGTATATTAGATACCCTAGATATGTTTCAAAAAAAGATTCATCATATTATAAAGATGAAGACACATATCAAAACAATCTTTTATTTTCATTTACTCATCTATGTTTAGGTTGGGATAATATAAAAACTGATTACTATGATATAACACATGAATTAGCAGAGATGTGCAAAATGGAAGCTAATTTAAACGATTATGTAACAAAAAGATTAAGGTGGCGTATGCATATTAGAAGTGAACAACATGTTTTGTCTAAACCACATTTAGATATGCAAGATTTTGAACATAAAGATAAATTGAAAGTAGGTATATTTTATTTTCATGATAGTGATAGTCCTACATACATATATAATGATGAAAAAAGAGTAGTTGCTGAAATTGAATCTAAACCAAATAGATTATTAGTTATGCAAGGTAATTTGTTGCATGGCGGCTGTAAACCTAGAAATCACAATTTTAGAATAATATTAAATATAAATTGGGTACATGATAGTTTGGTGAATTATGAGTGATAGAATAGAAAGAATAATTTTAAGAAATTTATTTTATAATGAAGAATTTACCAGAAAAGCATTACCGTTTATAAAGCCAGACTTTTTTACTAATCATAATGAATCTACATTGTTCGGTGAAATATATCAATTTGTAAACAAGTATAAAAATTTACCTACAAAAGAAACTATACTTGTAGAGTTAAATAAAAGAAAAGATTTAAAAGAAGAACAATTAAGTGAAATAAAAACTATTGTAAATGGTCTTGATAAACAAGAGGTAGAGTTACAATGGTTGTTAGATACAACAGAACAATTTTGTAAAGACCGTGCAGTACATAACGCCGTTCTAGAGGGTATTCAGATACTAGATGGCAAAGATAAAAAACAAAATCCAGAAGCGATACCTAGCATTTTATCTCAAGCACTTGCAGTATCTTTTGATAATCATATCGGTCATGATTATATAGATGACGCCGAAGCAAGATTTGAGTTCTATCATAAAAGAGAAAAAAGATTTAAGTTTGATTTAAACTATTTTAATCGTATTACAAAAGGTGGTGTGCCAAGTAAGACACTTAATATTGCCCTTGCAGGTACAGGTGTCGGTAAATCATTGTTTATGTGCCATGCCGCCTCAAACTGGTTGACACAAGGTAAAAATGTTTTATATATTACTTTAGAAATGGCAGAAGAAAGAATCGCAGAAAGGGTAGACGCTAATTTATTTGATGTAACAATAGATGACTTACATGCTATGCCAAAAGATATGTATGATAATAAAGTTTCTAAGTTACAAAAGAAAACAATAGGTCAATTAATTATCAAAGAATATCCTACTGCTTCTGCTCATAGTGGTCATTTCAGAGCATTACTAAATGAATTATCGTTAAAGAAAACTTTTAAACCAGATGTTGTATTTATTGATTACCTCAATATATGTGCGAGTAGCAGGTTCAAAGGTGGTAATATCTCATCATATTTTTATATCAAAGCAATTGCTGAGGAGTTAAGGGGACTTGCAGTTGAATTTGATGTGCCTATATTCTCTGCTACTCAAACAACAAGAAGTGGTTTTACTTCAACAGATATCGGTCTAGAAGATACGGCAGAATCTTTTGGGTTACCAGCAACAGCAGACTTTATGTTTGCTCTAATATCTAATGATGAGTTAGACCAGTTAAATCAAATAAAAGTCAAACAATTAAAGAATAGATTTGGCGACCCAGCATTAAATCGTTCTTTTATCATAGGTGTAGACCGTTCAAAAATGAGACTATTTGATGTTGAAGCATCCGCTCAAAACATTGTCGATAGTAATCAGACTGAAGAAGAAGAAAAAATAACACCTGAAGGTGCTTATGAGAAATTTTCTGATTTTAAATTATAGCTTGACATAGTTTTCCTTTCCTGTAATATGATACTATAAATAGTTAAAACAGGAGGAATTATGGGAGCATTAGCATTTAAAGATTATTTTAAATATGACTATCGACTACCTTTACTTGTAGATAAAGTCTATGGTCAAAACGACAAATCAAATATATTCGCAACAAAATTCGGAGTATTCAAAGCAGAAAAATTACTAATAGAAGGCAAAGAATATAAGTATAGTAAAAATTTATATAAAAGAATTGAAGCACTAGAGGATGAAAATAATGCTGTAAAACTAGTTAAAATTGAAGGTAAAGTAGGTACAAAAATAAAAAAACAAGAAATTCAAATGAATCATATTGAAAAAACGGCAGAGTTTGGTGGACAAGAAAAAGGTAAGAAAGTAAATTTAGGTAATATATTTGAAGAAGAACTACATGCTAGAATGTTAGAATGTTTAAATGGTAAAAAATGTAAAGGTAAATATGCTAAAGAAGCTACAAAAATAATAGAGACTTTACAAGATATAAATGGTCCCATTAATGCAGAATTAGACATGCCTATTGTTCATGAAGGTGGCAAAAATCAACCAAGACCATTGATAGAATCTGCTGGTGGTCTTGCCATAAGTCCATTACAACCTGAACTACATGGAGAAAAATTAACAGATATTACTGTACATCACCTAAAAAATAAAGTAAGTTATCTATCATTAAAATTGGGTTCAACAGTAACTTTTATGAACTCAGGTGTATCTAAAAACTTTTTTTTAGAATCAGAAATGTCAAAAGGAAAAGTGGAAATAAAAGCAGGTGTCAATGCATTAGAAGCTTTAGGTCTAGATAATAAAGATTTTTGTAAAGTTTTTAATGACTATAATAAAAAAGGTGGAACCCCTATGGTTAAAGATTACATGAGAACTAAACCTGTACCAAAATCATTAGAGAAATTATTAGAAACTGCCATAGGTTCAAATTATTTTATGGTACATGGCAAGAATAATGGTATAGATTTTTACCATATGTCAAAATCAACAAACAAAAGTGCTTCAAAAGTAGATGGTAATATGACAATATTTTATGGCGGAAAAAATGGCAAAGGTAAAAGAATAGATATAGAATTTTCAAATATACATTATGAGTTTAAAATCAACATAAGAAATAAACAAGGCGGTCAATACCCTTCTCATATCATGTTAGATTATAAAACAAAAACAATTCCAGGTT